GGCGACTGAAGCCAGGAAAAGCATCGTTCGGAATCCTGCCCAACTCAAGACTCATAATCAAGTCCTGATGAAAGGCAGGAAGGGTAATCGTGTAAAACGAATCACCCTCTGCTCTCACTCGCCTCAAGACTGTCTTTTCGTCTTGAGAGGTGCTGACCGAGCAATCTCTCCCAATTTCACTTAGGAGAGAAAGCCAGATCTCACTTCGGCTTTTCATGGTGTCCTCCTTTCAGAGGTGCGCCAGTCCGAAGTGATGTCCGCTTCTCATCCAGGTGTCCTACCCTCCGACTTAATCAATCGTAGGGACGAGAAAGAACACCTGTTACGCCTCATGATTCACCAACTTCGTCTGGTTGCCAGCAATGGCCAACCAGTCGATCAATGCTTTTGCATTGAGGGTGATCTCGGCCGTGGTGAACCCCTGAGGGGGCGCATCCACTACCAAGTAGCAAGACATCGAGTAAGGCCTATTCGTGCTTGGCACGAGTGGGTCTGCTGACGTCTTACTAACATCGAGACGTACTGTCGACCGATTCCGGCGTGCTAGAGCATGTTGAATGCCTAACACAAGACCATCCGCAGCAGATTCAAAACTGCCGTGGTGGTCACCGGATTCAGTGCGAGCCAAACTCTTGGCAACCGCATTGACGGTGACAGTTTGAGGATCAGCGAACATCACGAGACTTTCTGGCTGTTGCTCCATAATGGAGCGGGTTTACCCAGTAGACTGTTGCCTACCAGGCCAAACGCCCTCGGCTCATGCCGAGGGCTGCCAGGATTGACAACTGAAACGAGCTAAGCCCGTCCCAGGTCAACCCAAAACCGAATGGATTGGCTCTTCGTCGCTGTCTAGTGCGTTTATATACCACACTAGTAAGCGTCAATGGGACCCAGTCAATCTCGACCTTACGAGCCGTAGCGAGTGAATACTCAGTACGGACCGTAGTGTCGGACATGACATAGCCCCATGGCATGACTAGTCCTCCACCAACAAATGCATTCAGGTTATGAATAACATCTGAAGCATTGGAGAACCAGTCCAAGAGCCACGACCACGGAGTCAAAGCCCATGCAGTATCAACGCCTGGAACAATGCCAAAGGCCTTGTCCAGGACGGCGATATTGCGTAGGAAGACGTTAGCGGGTAAGTAGTACGTAAACGCACCACTAAACCACTTCCGGCTTACCGTTTTCACGGTCTTTGTCAACGTGCCAAGCTGTATCAAGTTACCATTAGGTATCAATCCACCAATTACATTTGATGGAGGACTACTAGTGGTAACCGATACGACGTTACTAGTTTCAATTGGAAACTCGTAACGCCGCCTAATTAATCTACCACTGTCCCGGACGAATTGGTCAGAAATCTGACCATAGTGCCTAATGCTATCGATGAAGTCCTGACCATCAGAAATGGTCGGACTCCAACCGAATTGCAAATTTAGGTACTCCGATCCAATGTTACCATCTTGCCTTCCAGGCAAGGATGGAACACCGTCTCGGTATAATTCGCCCAGAGCCTGTGATAGATCGGCAGCTGGGTTGGTAGGCTCTACACGAGCAATAGCTGTGGCGCCATAGGCGTCAAGACTATTATCCGTAAGTAGAGTAGGAGCGACCCCTCTGATCCATGAAAGATCATTGCGGACGGTGCC